CGGCGTTGCGTTTCTTCGCATCAATGGCATCAAAGTAAGTGCCCTCAAGGTTTGTCTCTAAATGCTCAATCACGCTCGAAGCGAGAGCCAGCTGCTTCTCGACCTGATTATCCCCAGCAGCGAGCCCAGGGTTTTCATAATAGAACTCCCACACCGTATCGAAAGCCTCACGCTTCACCCGCAGCTCCTGGGCGAGCAAGTGATAGCAGTGCGCCATCCCCGCAATAAACTGTTCATTGTTATCGGTCACAGTTTCATCTCCGCCTGCATAAGCTTTGAAATAGTCGCCTGCGCCATTACCTCGCCCTCCAACACCCGTATCTTTGTTCGCACACGGTTCACGCCCGCCTTAGCAATGTCGCGCGCCAGGCGGCTGTCAGCGCTCTTGTGCTTAGCAATAAATTGTCGCTCAGCAACAGTACCGTCAGCAGTAAGAAAAGCCTTAGCCTCAACCGTGTCTAAATTATGCTCAGCCTTCGCTAAAGCTATCTCAGCGTCATATAGCGCGTCAATACCCTGCCGGCTCGTCGTTACCAACGTTTGTAGTTCGCTGACTATTTGTGAGGGCAGCACGCAACATCACCAGCCTCTCAAGCAAAACAAATCGCCAGAAAACGACCCGCTCATGGTCGCCTTTTTGTATTGCTTCAAAATAAGCCTGCGCAATTTCACTCACGCTCGCTTCCAGAACCGTTGAATTCTTCGGCAAGTTTTTGCAACCCATCTAGCACAGTTTTTGAAGCCTTAGCTTTTTGTGCCTCAGCCCATAGTAATCGCAAAGGCTCAACCGCGGTCAACGCCTTACCCTCAGCCAACCAATCACGCGCCGCAGCAACACCGGCAGCAACCTTTGTCATTTCCTCACGCGAAGCCCTTTTGTTTCCCGAGTAGCCCGCATTAGCCAGCGCCCTTCCGATAGCTGAAGTTTCGCAGTTCTCAAGCGCAGCCGTCTTATTCGCCATCCCAGAACCATCAATCTCAAACGCATACCCCGTAGCCTTAGCCAAACCATCACTCTGCTCCTCACTGTTCAAGAAAATTTCTGCACGAACAACCCACCGCGACAAACCCTTATCTGTATCAGTCGTTTCGTTATGTGTAATAACGCGGGCATCTTTGTTGTCGCCATAAAAGCGGCGCAACCGTTCCTCAACCGTTTCGTAATCATTCAAGTTGAACTGAGCCATCAGCGGCCACCTCCCTCATCAGGGTGCAACCGGATGTCAGTCACACCTATATCCCATATTTCAATCTTGCCCGCAAACACTTTGTCTTTGAATTGCTGACGGGCGACACTTGCCTTCTGCGCCTCGCTCATACTTTCGTCAACCTCAAAGTCAACAATGATGCCGGCGAACGCAATGTGCTTACTCATTTTCCCCCCTTCACTTTTTTATTACCAGCCAGGGTGTTCCCTGACCGCGTGCCTGCCGCATAGCGACATTACGTTTCTTACCATCAATGAGAATGAAACCGTATTTATTTGACCCCATAGCGTCAAGCACCTGCGATTTCACCCGCAACAAATCGCCCTCGCCCTCATCGAACTCAGCCTGTGCCGCCAGCAGCTCAACCCCCAAATCTCCCAGGTCAATTTCATCCCCGTTGATTAAAGGATGCATACGGCGCTCAGCCTCATACGTAGCTTTCGAACCATCCCAGTCCGGTTGCGCCACGTTCTGCAAGTGTTGCCAGAAACGATTAGCCGACTCAAGTTGCACAGATTGCTGAAAACTGTCGCCCTCGACCCAATGCTCCTCATAATTCCACCCCGCAACCGCCGCAATAACAGCCCGCTGAACATCAAGCACTTGCATATAGTGCTGAACCTGCGCAACATATTGCGGCGGAACTTTATCCCAACCAAAGCGGGCCGTCTTTATTTCCACGACCAGAAGCTCCCCCGTTTCCCTGTGCTTAGCTAAAGCATCAAGGTTCGCAACCATGTGCAAAGCTTTGCCCCAGCGGTACGTGCCGGTTGTAAACACTTCGTATTCAGGATGCTCCTCGGCCCACAGCTGCAGTATCGGCAACTCAAAAGCATTTCCAAACCGCACAGCCCAATTCTCGACAGGCGGGTTAGGTATCTGCCCTGTGCGCTTAGCCCACAAACTGAAGGCCGACTCGTATTGGTTCAGCCCCATGATTGTCCCAATTTCAGAACCACCTATACCAAAGCTGCGGGCCTCGTGCCATTCAGGCGACCCGTTTTCAAACGTGCCTACAAGCTCGGCCTCATTTATTTTTTGCGGTGCGTAGTGTTCGAACATTTGTTCCCCTTTCGTTACCCTTAGTGTATGAGCCACCACCCACACCGCCCCTACACTGCACTCGTTGAACAGATAGATGCCGCGGGTGGGGTTCCCTGTCAGGTTATACCTGAAATTTTCTTCCCCGAAGATATTGCGGCAAAAACTTTACGCGACGAAGCAACAGCAACAGCCCGCGCCATGTGTGCAAGCTGTCCAATCACGATGCAATGCTTTGAATACGCCATAACAACGAACCAGCGGTACGGAATTTGGGGCGGCACCCTAGCAAGCGAACGCTAACCGTCTTCATCAATATCTTCAAACTGTGTGGCAAAGGCCCAAGCGTTTAGATGCAAGCGCAGCGTATGGGCTTGAGTCCTGGTCAGCGAGAGCGTCCCAGGTTCCTCCATCGCCCACACATCATCCCGCAAGCGCACATTCACGTCACGCCCATCAGATTTCAAATCCATCATTTCTGTTCACCCCCGACCTAGTTTCCCTAAGCGGCCCCATTCGGGTGAGTAGTTCCCGTAGTGGCCCCAATACTGGTCAGAGCAATCAAGGCATAAGCCCAGTTCCTCAGAATAGACATCAGTTGGCACCGGCGCGCCACAATCTTTGCAAGGCGTTATCTCATCGAATGTGATTTCCATTAGCTATTCCCTTTCAATAGTTTCATCGAAGCCCAGGCAACCAAGCCCAAGCCAATAAGCGAGGCACCGTTGATAGGTGCCAGCGGGTCAATCATCCCTGGTGCGAACAGAAACCCTGCCCCCACCATCATCAGCGCCCAGCCGGTCACAGGTTCACCGCCAGCCAAATAACGCAAACAAAAGCAATAAGGGTGCTAACCCCAAAAACACTCATCACTATTTTGGCGTCGCTGTGCGTCATGGACAGGTTCCACCCTGTTTTTTCTCTGCGCGGCCGGCTCTGCTTGAGTGCTACGTGTTCGCTTGCAGGCTTTGGGGCCGGCGTGACTATGTTTTGGTTGCCTATGGCGCGCCCTAACAGTATCGGGTCGGTGGCAACCATCAAAAGTATCTCGCGGTCAAGGCTTTTATTTCGGTTGAACCAGTCGCTCACCTCGCCAACGGTGAAGCCGGCCTCTTGCCTAGCCGCGTCAATTTGACTCATTTTACTCATCGCGTATCCCTTCGGTAGTGGGTAGGGCACATCTTTTGTGCCCCCCTTGACCGTAAACCCATATACGCCGGAAGTCAAGCACTTGACAAAAAAACCTCAAAAAATAGCCCGTAATGTGTTGCGCCCTTTACGTTTTGTGTGTAGTGTTATTTACACCTACAACGAAAGGCAAGGAAAATGAATGGCAAAGTTGAAATACTAACGCTGGTAGATGGCCGCATTATTGACCGCTGCTGGTTCCCCGACATGGAACTAGCGGCCAAAGCGCTCCACCTGCTGCACCGCAAAAACACAAACCGCCGGCACGAATTTGAATTGAGGGCACAGTAATGATGCGCAGCGACCATACGCTCAACTGGGTGCAAGAAAACTACCTGCTCGACGCAGTAGCAGAAATCATGACCACCGAAGAACCAAACGACCTGCACCGTATGGTCTACGAAGTAATCGAAAGCTGGTTGCCTGCCTACAACAACGAGATAATCATAGAATGGCTAGGAAGCGAAGGCCTGCCAGACCCCATCGAGTTCGACCATGCTGACGATGATTACTTGTATAGCATCAAGGCCGAAGGTATCATCGGGCGCATGAGGATGGGGCTTGAGTTTGCCGCCTCGGATTTCTTGCACCTGTTTGAAGGGCTTCATGACGAAAACCGCGAACAGTACCTTGAGTCAGTAAACGATGAGCTAACCGAACGGCTGCAAGACCGAAAAGACAAAAACCAAAAGGAGAAACAAGATGCGTGACCTTGATGCCGGCGACCTAGAAACTATGCCCTTCGATAAGTTGGCAGACATAAGGGTGTGGCAACTGGAGCGGCTAGAGCTTGTAACGGGCTTGCTAAAACAAAGCGTGCGCGACCAAGCCGAACAGGGCGTACCAATCAGTTCAATAGCAAAGCGCTCAGGCATTACGCGGCCCACTTTATATAAGTGGATTGCTGAATAAAAACAGCCCCCCGGTTCTCTGTAGCCGGGGGGCTGTTTCGTTCCACCGAAAGGAAGGTAATGAACCTACTCGGTAATCATACTATTGGCAGCTGTCACACTGAAGCAAATCCATAGGGTCAACCGGGCAGGCATACCCATCAACCTGCTCAATCAAATCGGCGCTCAGCATTACTTGCTAGCTTTGTCGTACTGCAGCACCGAGGTGAGCAAGGACATGACCAAAGCGAGAGCTGAAACGCTCAACACGTTCAACCAATCAATTTCCATAATGCCGGTAGCGCCCACACTCATTGTGGCGAGGGCCGTCTGCGCAAACGTTTTGATAGCGCGTTCAGTAGCGTAGGTAAAATAATTGCGAATTTTATCCATCAGGGTTCTCCTTTTTCTTGTCCTCCCACACAGCCGAAAAGCAGTATGAGGTCGTAATCAGAGTTACCAATGCTACCCCACCCGTGATGAGGTCTGAAGTTGCACTGTCGTTGTTCAGCAGGACAGCAACGCTACCCGCGATGAGCATGACCGCGCCCAAGCTGAAGGCTGCAAAAATGTAGCGCCTACGAATCTTCCAAGAAGGTTTCATGTAATCAGTCCCACTATCCAGGGCATTACCGCCGCAACCAAACCGAACCCGCCCACAGCCCAACCCATCCGCATCTCCAGTTTTCGTATTCTCTGCTCGTGGTCATCAAGTTTGCTCTCAGCGTCCGGCAGGCTGTTGGCAATTCTTTCAAGGAGGCGCCCCTGCCGTTGAACCTCAATGTAAATGTCACGCATTGAAACCCTTACTGCTCCGGTGTCGTTTTCTTCGGGCATCACACGCTCCCATCGTTCAGGGCACGCTGTAACGCGCTAACCGTTATACGCCCCCACACGCCGTCAGGTTTCACGCCTAAGCGTTCTTGTACGGCGCGACGAGTTTGCGGTCCCACACGCCCGTCTACGGGCGCTCCGGCCCATCTCTGAATAGCTGAATAGGTACGCCGCCCAGGGATACCATCAACGCGACCTGAATAACCGTAGCCGTCCAAAGCCGTCTGCCACGCTTTCCAGGTAGCCCTATCGAGCCGTCCCGTAACCCGCAAAACCGCCGGCGAAACAGAAGCAGAACCCTGCAAAAAAGGAACAGGGTCAAGGGTTTGCCCCCAGCGCCCGCCACGTTTGCGTACTTCAAAATGAAGATGGTTGCCGGTACTGCTTCCCGTCGTTCCAGAAAGGTAAATAAACTCGCCAGCCGCAACCCTTTGCCCTTTGCGTAAGCCCGTGCGATGTGCCCCGTGATAATAAACAGTTACTATTTCACCGTGGTCAATCAGAACCGTGTGGCCCCCGCCCCGAGCCGACCAGCCAACCTTCGTCACCACGCCATCACCCGCAGCAGTCACCGAGAAAGAACCGGCAACATCCACGCCCTGATGAAAAGCCCGCTTACCCGTTATCGGGTGAACCCTCCACCCATAAGGGCTGTTCTTGTTTATACTGCGGTCTGTAGGCCAGGGGTTATGAAGTTTCATTAGTTGCTCGTCCCGTGAAAGTTGAAGACAAAAACATGCCGCCCCCAAAACACATCAACCGTAAAGTGCCCGAACCTCTGAAGCAAAACACCCCACTGTCTTGTACCGCCCACCTGAGGATGGTAG